GGTGGCTTGCTTGCACGCTCATGATTTTCCATAGAAGTTTGATCGATTTCGACACCACAAAGCGGCATGTTCTGTTTGTTTGGGCCTTTGACTTTCTTTGAATGTAACTTGATGAATGCATCTAAAACCTGGGCTCGATCACGATTCTTGATGGACAGACACTCGAAAATTGCCCTCGGTCCGAACGTTATTCGCTCAAAGACATGGCCTGCTACATGAAAACACATCAAAAGTTGTAAAGTATTGTCAACAACAAAACGAACTGCTTTGTTTTGCTTGGCAATAGCTTCGGCTTTACCGAAAGCTTTGCGAGCATTGAGTTTGGCAACGACCATAGTTTGTAGTCTGGTCAGTTCTCTCATCTTCTCTTCATCCCCAAATTTGGAAAACCGTTGCTGTGCAAATTCAATGTGGCCATAAAGCTCATTAAAAGCTTGTTCCACATTTTGAACTGTAACAACCTGTTTTTCAAACTCTTCTTGAAAAGAGATAAATTTCTTGCCTGTTTCGGTTGAAGCATCAAACTCATAACGCACTAACATTGGTTCAGGTGTGGCAGGGTCTTGTCCTGGAATCGGTTGCGCATTCATGCGACTTTCAATGGCTGTTGCGGCTGTAAAAGCATCATGCACGTTGTGAACAGTATCAGCTACGAGTACTGGCCCGACGACTGCTCCCACTGTGTTTGGTGCCGCCATTTGTGTCGTGACTGCTTGTCCAGCATGGTTGAGAGGCGGCGTTGCGTAGTTTGCTGGTACAGCTTGTGTGTCTAGTATTCTCAAGTGCTGTGATTGATACAAAAACCCATAAAATGTTTGTGAAGTGTCCTGAGTCAACTGAAAAACACGTTCCCAATTACATTGAACTGCTGTCATGGCAGGGTAACAACCATACTCTTCAATGAAAAACCAAATTTCACGCATACGATGAATACCATTGTACTGTCGTTGAGCAAAACCAACTGGCAAATGTTGAAAATTGGTTGGATACCAGGGTGAAGCATAAGCATAAGAAACAGTGGCCTCATTGTAAAACCATGAATACACAGACTCGAGTTTAGCTAAACGACCGTAGTGGCGTTGCACAAAATGTGACTTAAAACTACGGCCTTGAAACATGTCGAATTGATTGCAAAGGGGAGCGTGCACATCTCTTGTCTTGTTCTCTCTCATTGTGCAATATGTGTTAGTCACGTCAGCCACCGAATTTCCCTTGTAGAAAACGACAGCCATGTGACCATAAAAGGTCGGGAACCAAGCACATCGCTTGCAAAAATTTGGGACTAGGCATGTCTTTACAAAATCATTGCCTAGCTGGGTGTCATTGTCCAAAATTTGAGGACAACATGTTACACAAAAAGGTAAAGTGTCTTCACCGTCAAAGATGTCTTCAACATCTGTCGGCTCGTCAAAGGGTTTGCAGTGCCTCACGCAACAACAAACGACAGTCCCAGCAACAGCGACAACCGGGTAATGTGCTGCAAAACAAAGTACATTAACGGAAGCATGAGCAACCACCGACAACACGCCACCCCCGTAGGAGATCAATGTTCCCGATGCATCCACAAAATCGGATACCAAACTAACCAAATCACTAGGAGGTTCCAGGTGCGAGACTGGTATGCCAAATAGGGAAAAGATCATGGTTTGATGCGTCGGACGCCTCCAATCATATGTGTGATGATGTGCTGTTACTGAGGATGGGCTAAACACGATTCCTCCTTCTTTTCTTCCCGCCCATAGAACAATGGATCAACAGCTCATACTTTCCCATCCAAAATCTAAAGGTGGATGACCTCGAGATTCTGGCCAATGCGGCACAAGCTGATAAAACAAAATTCCCATGAAGGAAGAGAGTACAAGTGAGTGCGACAACTCGGTCATACCAGTTTCTGGAGCACCTTTCAGTCGCGACAGACGTGCAATAAATTACTAATTTAACGCCAAAAAGTCTCCCCATCGGGTTTTTAAAATGACCTTGTATGAAGTACTGTTTAGAAACCCGAGTGCCTGATCGTTCTCACATAACAGAACTCCAATTCGTCACGAATGGCGCTGTTTGTGAAATCGGATCAAGTCGAAGGCTACGCATACCCTTCAACATGATCCAGATGGCCCGTCCCATACGAACCACCACGACCCACTGTACTACGATGTACCCAACACCGCTCGTACAGCAAAACATCCTTTACCACGAATGGAAGGCTAGATATCAATGTCGGCACACATTGA